ACGCTAATCCGCTTGCAGTGCCAATAAATTGCGGTGCAGCGTTGAAACGGCGACTTGCAAAACTGAAGATCTCTCCGGTTCCGTCTCCATACGATTCACGCGGACACATGAGCCCGTAGAGCGTGCTGTCGTAATACGCAAACCCACGGAATGCCGTGCGCCCATCAAGCGTATTCCAAACGCGACGGTCCAAAGTCCAGGTGGCACCCCAGTCCGTCGAATAATAGAAAAGGCTGTTGAAAGAGGTGTCCTGAGTAAAAAGAATCAGGTGCGTACCCGTAAAAAAGAGGCGCGGATACGATGTCACGCTAGCAACCAATCCTTCAAAGATTGGATTGTTGGCTGCAATATTTTCGACGGTAAAGCTCGTGCCGTTGGTAGTCTTTAAGACGTACAAGCCACCAGTCGTGACGCCGCTGGTGTTTGCAGGGTAGCCCCCGAGCATGATCATTGTGCCGTTCGTTGGATGATCGACGCAAAACTGAAAGAGCGGGCCATCTCCGATGCTTGTCGGCATCGTCCCAGTAATATTTCCAGCGCTGACTAAAGTGAAAGAAGATCCATCGACGGTCGTGTAAATTTTCCCGTCGTTCTTCACCAGGATGAAGCGCGCGCCCATCTGACTCCAAGTCATGCGGCGCATATACCGAAGATCCACTGATGGTGATCTCGTGGTAATACTTGTGCCGTTGTTTGTGTAGTAAACGGAGTTTCCCCACGATGGGGCTGAATAATTTTCGCCAGTCCAAAGTTGCGAGCCTACGGCGTTTTCGCACCCGTACAGCTGGTCCGCATAGGTCGCTTGTGCAAGAAACGATGTATTAAACGTCGGAGAATTGACGTTTGTGTTAACCCAGCCGTAATAGTTTCCAGTTCCGCCCGTGTCGAGCGACGGCATGTAACCTGACAGCAAGAGTCGACTGCTGATCTTGTCAGCGGACCAGATAGCTCCCCAATCCGCGCCCGTGCTACCTACTGGCGTGTTCGCAAAGTTAACGCCGTAGCGGTGCATCGGGTAGGCATAGCCGCTGTAATGGCCTCCGATGTAGAGGATGTGCTTATAAGGCAGGCCGCTAGGCGCGTCCGTGCCATGAGTAAACATCTTTGGATAGTTAAAACTTCCAGAATAATTCCAGTGTCCGCCGTAGTTTGGAAACTGCCAGTCCGGGTGCAAAAAGCGCGTCGGTGTGTTGTGGGTAGACAGAAGATTCGAGCTTGCGAATCCTGAGTAGGTTGCACTGTATGCCTTCAGGTAGCCGGTCCTCACATACTCTCGGCTGCCGGTTGTAAATCCGAACGGAGCGACACCAGCCCAATTCGGGACGTATTCGCCGACGTATGAATCACCAGCCGGAAGAAATTGCGAAAGCGTGCTCATGTGAAAACCCATCCTCGAGTTGCGTCTGCATAACGGAGCTGCACGGCCGCATAGGCCGCATCAAGCGTCAGATTCTCGGAAAGCGACTGGATCGTCGCACCGTTTCGGTCGACGACGTTATCGGTGCGGCCATTCGCCACTGTCACCCACACGACGGCACCAGCAGAAGGCGCCGCCGGCAGTGTCACTGTCGTGGCGGCCGCGTTCGTCAGGACGTAGTGTTTGAGGGCGCTCGCGGTCTGCGACGCGCCAGAGACGACCACCATCTCCGGCAAGCCGCTCGGAGGCGTGCTCGTCCAATTTGTACCGTCCGAGGTCAGCACGTTGCCGGCCGCGCCTGGCGAGGCAAGACCAGTGCCACCACTCGCGGCGTTGAGTGTGCCGTCGATCGTAAAGGTGCCAGACGTTGTAATCGGTCCACCGCTCACCGTCAGGCCGGTGTCGCCGCCGCTCATCGCGACGCTCTGCACCGTTCCAGAGATACCGACCCAGCGGGTCGCGTCTACGCTCGGGTCCGTCGTGCTCGAGCCCGGACTGCTCGCGAGGCGCCGATAGGTCAGATAATTGATCGGCGAATAGACAGAGGCGCCCGTCGCGTAGGTCTGCCCACTTACCCAGGCCGACACACCGGAGGCGATCGTCGCCGCCTGGGCGCTCGCGCTCGCAGCCGCGGCACTATTGGCCGCCGACTGCGCGGAGGCAGCCGCCGAGGTCGCATCTGCGTCCGCCTCCACTGCGTTGTTGTAGACGTTAGTGGCGACCGCATTGGTCTCGCTGCGGAAAGTTGGCAGCGCGCCCAGGAAGGCGTCACCTCGAGCGGCAAAATTCGCAGAGTCCGCGCGACTCGGTGGAGTCGGCAGAGGCGCGATCGGTGTCGGTGTTACGGGCATTAGGTCATCCCCTCAATTTCAAGCGAATAAAAGCTCACGGTCGGGTACTGCACGTCGAGCTCGAAATCACGGTAGAAGCCGAAGACGGTCAGCGCCTCATAGGTGCCCGTGTCATCGCCGATCCATACGACCGGGATCGCGCGCAGGCCATAGAGCAGCGTCTGGATCGGCCCGACTGCAGAGCTCTCGACCTGGAGACGAGCCCGCAGCTTCTTGGAGAAGCGGCCAGGGACCAGCGTGACGATGCCGGTGTCGGAGTCGGTCTCCTTTTTGGAGTAGTCGCGGATTCCCGCCGAGGCGCCGTACTGCGTCCCGCCCAGGCTGTAGAGCGTGCCGACTATGAAGCCGCCACACTTGACCGTGCCGGAGCCGGTGATCGAGATCGTGATTCGCGCATTCGGATAGGGCGGCAGATCCGTCAGCACGAGCGTGCCGCGCTGCGAGTACGGCTCGAAAAAGTATTGATACCAGTCGGTGACCAGGCTCTGCTCGAGGCCGACGGTCAGCGAGTAAACCGTCGGGCCGCCAGAGCCGTCGGTCACCGTCACCGTGACCGAGCTGCCGACGAGCTCGATGAGCGCGAGACCGTTACAGATCCCCGGCGCGATCGTGACCGTGATCGGGCTCGTGCCGCTCGTCTGCGTGTTGACCTCCTGGTCAAACATCGACCACCGATTCGTCGGCCCGATGTCTTCCCAGTTGGTCGGATCGTTCTCAGGCGCCGTTGCCGTCGTGCCGGCGACAAGGCGCTTGTATTTCCGATGAGTCTGGGTGCGTATCGCGACGTCGCCGATGTTGTAGCCGTTGGCAGCTGCCCAAAGCGTCTCTCCGGCTGCGGGCTCTGCGACTGTGGAGCTGACAAACTTTGAGTCGTCGATCGTGACTGGCTTGATTAGCTTCATGGTGTCACCGGAGTGGTGGCAATCGAGCCGTTGTCATCCCAGCTCTCGAGCAGTCGACTGGTGGCGAGCGTGTTGGCCGCGACCGTCGCGAGGCCCGCCTCAAGCGATGCGCGCAGCGCGTCGATGGCTGCCGTCGAATTGCCGATCTGCGCCGTGAAGATGTCGCCGAGAGCTGTAATGCCGTCATAGACGCGATCGGTCGCAGCCGCCTGCTTCTCGGCCCACTCGGTCTGCGCTTCTGCATCCTCGAGGATCGACTTAAGGACCGCGACTTGCGGCGCCGCCTCGGCGACTTCCTCGAGCGTCTTGCCCTGCTCCTCGAGATATGAGCCGAGCGGAGCAAAGGCCTGCGCCAGCGTGAGTAGCGCATCGAGCTGCTTGCGGCCTTCGCTGGTCGTGACGTCGACAGCCTCGACAATTTTTCGGAATTCTTCGCGCGTCGAGACGTTGGCAGTGATGCCAATCGACTCGAGCGCCGCTTTGATCTGCTTCGCCTGGAGTCCGAACTGCTCCTCTTGCGAGTAGTAGTTTTGGACGAAGGCCTGCGTCTTCGCGAGGAAGGCCTCGATACCGCCAGCGAAGCCGATCAGCTCCTCTTTCGCGGACACTGAAAGCTGCGCGATCTGCGAGAAGATCCCGCCGAGCTGGTTGATGTCGTTTGAGAAGCTCGAGAGCTGCGCGAGTCGCTCGAGCGTTTCGGCCAGCGTCTCGCCGGCCTTCTGGAACGGGACCAGCGCTTCGCCCAGGCTGCCGGCCAGCGCTTCGCGGTACTGCGCAAAGGCCTCCGCGATCGCCTTCTCGTTTGCCTCCTCATCCTGGCCCAGCTGTACGCGGATGCGCGTCTGCACGTCTCGCAGTGAATCGGCGGAGAGACCGATCGCATCGGCATAGGCGCGCGCCTGGTTGAAGACGGCCGCAGCCGTTTGATCGAGCGCTGCCGCCGTCTCGGCTGAGATCGAGCTGTAGTCGGTGCCGCGCTTGTCGGAGCGGAACCAGCCGCCCTTCTTGATCCAGTCGGCGAACTGCCGCGCGTCGACATCACCGCCGCCGATCGTGCCTTCGATGCCGGTGGCGGTCGTCTGCTTCGGCCCACGGCTGAATCCTTTGACCAGGAGGCCAATACCGAGCGCAATCGGGCCGAGCGTGCCGATCAAAGTGCCGAGAGATGCGGCGATGCCGCTCAGGCTGCCAGCCGCGAGGCTGCTACCCAGTGCCGAGAATCCGCCGGACGCGAGGCCTGCGACGCTCGAAGCTCCGCCCAGGTAGGACGCGAGGCCGCCAGTGATGCCGGCGCCGAAGACGCCACCGACACCGGCAATCGAGCCGATCGAGCCCAGGAGACCAGATCCGCCGCCTGTCGAGGCACCAGCGACGCCCGGAGCGCTGCCCATAATCGCGCCCATAGCGCCGGAGATCGGCGACATCACGGCGCGGATGGTCGGCTCGAGGATCAGCGTCTTGAAGGCGTTTTTGAGCGTGTCGCGGAAGGCCGCCATGAAGCCCTTGCCCGACTCAAAGGCGCGCATGAGCGCATCAGTCAGGCCGTCATAGATCGACTTGGTGGTCTCCGCCCAGGCATCGCGAGCTTGAATGGCCGCCTGGACGTGGATGCCCTTTTCCTTCTCGTCGGCGAGCTTGCGGAGGTTGTCCGCCTGCTCTTGGTATTCTTTGGTCACCTCGTCGTTGATGCCCGACTGGATGCGCAGCTGCGCATTCTGCGAAGCCGTAGCAGCGGCATCACGCAAGCGCTGGATCTCGAGGCGCGCGATCTGCTCGGTCGAGAGACCGGCCTCCTCGTTCGACTTGCGCTGCGTCTCGATCTGCTTGAGCAGATCCTCGTTTTGCTTACCGATCGTTTCGGCGAGCTTCTTGCGCGCCTCCTCGGCGGCCTTTTGCGCATCGCGATCGTTCAGCGCGGCTTGAGCCGCGGCCAGCTTGGTCTCGATCTCCTGGCGCTGCGCCGCGGTGAGCTTCAGCGTCTGATCGTTGAGCTTCGCGCGGACATCGAGCTCGAGCTTCTTGGCATCGGTGAGCTTGCCACCCGCATCGAGCTCGGCTTGCGCCGTGATGAGATGCTTGTCGAGCGTGTCGGTCAGCTTGTTGTATTCGTCGGCCGACTTCTTCGCGGCCTTTGCGTTCTCCTCAGCCGCCAGAGCTGCGGCAGCTGCCGCGTCAGCGTTGCGGCGCTGAGCGCCGACGATGGTCGCCGTGGCGACTAGAGAAGCATCCGCCTGATTCGACCAGGCCTTGCTCACTGCCTCGCTGGTCGTTTTCCAGCCAGCCGCGACGTCGGAGCCCGCCTGCTTGATGATGTCGGCGGCCTTCGAGAAGTCGCTGTTGGTGGCGGCCATGAAGGCCCGCCAGGTCGCCGATGCGGTGATCGCGACCGTGTTCAAAGATTCGGCCACGGCCATCACGGCCGTGAATAGCGTCTTCAGCACGACGCCGAGCGCCTGGGCGGCCGTCTTCAGCGAGTCGCCCTCGGTCATCGCCTTGAGCATCCCGGCGGCCATGTTGGTGAGCGCCGGCATGATCTCGGCGACGGCTTGACGCGCGACACCCGAGACCGCCTTGCCCATGAGGTCGAGCGTGTCGTTGAACTGCTCGGCCGCGCGTGCGGTGTTCTCGTCGATCTGCAGCCCGAGCTTGCGGGCCATCTCGTCCATCTCCGCCAGGCCCTTCGAGCCGGCATTGAGGAGCGGGATCATCTCGGCGCCCGACTTGCCGAACAGCTGCACGGCGAGCGCCGTCTTTTGCGCGCCGTCCTGCATGTTCGCGAACTTGTCGGCGACGTCCTTTAGCACCGCGCTGGTGCTGCGGATCGAGCCGTCCGCGTTCTTCGTCTCGATGCCGAAGGCCTGCAGCGTCTTCGAGTTGTTGGCGACCTGGACGGAGAGCTTCACGAGCCCCTTCTCCATCGCCTCGCTCGAGACGCCGGCTAATTCAAAGGCGAGCTGAAGCCCGGCGACGTCCTTGGTGGAGACGCCGAGCTTTTGGCTCATCTTCAGCGCTTCATCGCCCGCGTCGATCGCGCTCTTGATCCAAGCGCCGAAGGAAGCGACACCGGCCGCAGCGGCCAGCGCACCAAAGGCCTTCTTTGCCACACCGACTGCGCCCTCGATGCCCTTCATCGAGTCGCCCACCACCTTCTGCGCGTTGTTCATGTCGGTGCGCAGTCGAGCGATGTCAGCGAGGAGCTGGATTTCTAATTTTCCGATTTCCATGCTTTAGCTCGCCTTCGGTTTATTGGCCGCCGCAAGCGCGACCTGATCAATGAGCAGAATCGTCTCGAGCTCCCAGCCCGTCAGCGTCACTTGCGTGAGCCGACACCAGGCCTCGATGTCAGTCAGCGTGAGCGGTGAGACGCCCATTCCGGAGCGCCTCGAGCCGGCCAGCGTGACGAAGACTTCCCACAGCGCACGACCAGTCGCCGGGATCGGCTTTTCCTCGAGACGAGGATCGAGCTTTCCGGTCGACTTGAAGTAGCGCTGCAGGTGAGTGCGAAGGGAAGCGCCGTCTTCGAGGCGCTGCCCTAATTCCATTTCTCGCTCAGCGGCCTCGATCAGAGAGCGCCTGAGCGCTGAATAAAATTCTCGACGTCCTCATAGGCCTCCTTCACCGAGCGGCGAAACCAGCCCTTCGAGTCGTCCTTCAAAAGTGCGAGCACGTTGTCGCGCGTGCAGGCGATCGCCTGGCCGCCGCGGCCGATGCCGCGCCAGTCGAGGACACATGCCGCCAAGTGCGCGGTCTCGTCCTCTTGCTCGTCGACCGGATCGTCGAGCTCGAGCTTGCCCGTGCGGGCCAGTTGTTTACGCATCCGTCGCGCCTTGTCGAGCGCGTACTGCTTGCGCACCTGGTGCTCGGGACCCGCCAGGGTCACAAACACACCAGGCAGCGGCTGCCCGTTGACCTTCAGGTTGACCTCGGCCGTGCCGATGTCAGCGATCGAGTCGACGTCAAATAAAACGGATTCCGGAGATTGCTTCTTCATGTCTTCCTCGCAGGTGGAACAAAAAAGCCGGACACCGACCGGCCGCCCCTGCGAGGAGGCGAACCGGCCGGCGCCGGGTAATCGGACTAACTAACTTAGGCAGCCGAGTCCTGGACCGAGATGGTCGTGGCCTCGGTGGCGACGCCCGAGCCGCCAGCGGTGTTGAGCAGCGCCTGGAAGGGAATGGTCTGCACCAGGCCGCCCTCGCCGTCCGACTTCGCTGCGCCGCCGAGCTTGATTCGCGGCAGGACGAAGGTCATGAAGTCGGAATTCGCTTCACCGCCAGCCGTGAAGGCCGCGATGAGATCGAGCTCGGTCTCGTTCAGGAAGGCATCGCGCAGCGTCACCGAGTCGAAGTAGGCCGTGGCCTGGCCGGCGACGAGCACGCGACCAGGGAACAGGAACGGCACCGTGTTCGAGCCGACCACCGGGTCGCCCGAGTAGTTGCTGGTGATGTCGAGCGACAGGCCCGTCAGCGTTGCGACCGTGGCACCACCGACGCGCAGCACGCCGTTGACCGCCGCCAGGCACCCCGTCGAGGTGGCTGCGGTCGGATTGGTGAAATACTGCGCCGCGGCCGTCGTGACATTCTGGCCCATGACGTCAGCGTCAAAGGTCACCATGCCCGAAGGCGGCATCGCGATCGCGATCTTTGAGGCCTTGCAGCCAGAGAAGACTTCCGACTGCGTGAGGTCGGAATAGAAGTGCTCGATCGAGAAGCTCTTGTCGGTGTGGCCGGTGAGCGGGACATAGGTCTTCTTGCCGGTGGCTGCGACCGTGCAGCTGCCGATCGAGCTCTGCGCCGTCATCGACGAGCCGTTGAGCACGATCACGGTCATGATTGTGGCGGTCAAACCAGTGACGAGCAGATTCTTTGCGACGTTAGCGGCCACAAGCGCCGGCGATCCGGAGCTCGAGAGGCGCACGACGTCGCCGACCTTGAAGCCGTCGGTCAGATACGAGCCCGAGCTGCGCGTCACCGTGTAGGGACCGGCACCGGCGATCGTGAGCGTGAGCGAGCTCGCCGAGGCACCGGCGACGAAATCCTTGCGCAGCGCCTGCGCAAAGAAATCCTTGTAGGTGAGCGGCGAGAGCTCGCCGGTGATCTTGCCGGAGACGCGGCGCACGCCGTGACGGTAGTCGGCGATCTGCTGATCGACGCGGATCTCGTTGGACTGATAGGCGTCCTTCGTCAGATCGAGCGTCGACTGCACGCGGCGCAGCACCTGGGCGCCCGAGGCGCTCGGCACCGTGCCGTAGGTCGACTCGACCTTATAGGCGAGCTGCTTAAATACACCCGAGGCTGGATTCGGCATGGTCAATATCTCCTAAAGAAAAATGCCGCACCAGCGGCCGATAGGTTGGGACTAGATCTCTTTCAGCGTCACCAAAAAATCGACGGCTTGCGTATAGAGCTGCATGTCGTCGTCCCGGATGTCCGGGCCCGTACTGCCACGAATGATCGAGGTGACTTCGATCCCCGCGATTGTTCCGCGCTGGTAGTCGAGCGCCTGGCGAATGGCCTCGACCAGGTTCTTCTGGTCGCCGTAGGTTTTAGCGAGCGCCGTCACTTCGATGCGTGACTGCACCAGGTTGTAGCCGGCAGCTGCGTCCAGCGTTCGCAGCGCCACGGTCGAGATGTGCTCGTAGCTGATCGCCGGCAGCGTCGTGCCCTGCGGAGCTGCGCCTGGATAGACGCGCGTCCCGACGAGCGCAGTGATGCCAGGCGCCGCCGAGAGCAGCGCCTTGATGACTTTTTCGGCTCTCATTCGTTGTCCTCGGGCACCGGGTCCGGGATCTCGATGCCTTCCTTGGTGAGCCGGCCGCGCAGGTATTCAGCAAAGCGCTGCACCGCGGCTCCTGCTCGAGCATCGGAAGCCGGTCGCATGAATGGCTTTTTCTGCGAGCCCGGATGCTGGACCTCGAACACCTTCACGCCGTTGAAGCGCAGCGCGTTGCCGGCGCGACCGCGGATGATGTGAGCGGAGGTCCCGAATTCGATCATCGGCGCGTAGAAGGCGCCTTTGCGCTTGCCCTTTGAGGCACCGCCGGCCACGACCTTCGCGGTCGGAACACCTTTGATGTTCCTCGAGGTAACGCGGATCGTGTCGCGCAGGCGGCCCGTTTTCACCGGCACCAGGCGCTTCGCTTCCTCGGCGATCTCTTTTGATCCAGCTCGAAGCGCAGCTCGCAGCACGTTGCGCGCGAGCTTGTCCGAGAGCTGCTTCATCGCCTCATCGAGCTGCTTCAGCCCAGCGACGTTGACCTCGAGCTCAGGCACTGTATTGCTCGCAGGCGATCGTCCAGCCGACCTTGCGGCCGATCTCCGCCAGCGAAGTGATCGCCAGGATGCGACCGTCCTGGTCGACCCGGATGCGCATGTCTGTCGTGACGCCAGGCACCCAGCGGATCGTCACCATCGTGAGCCGCGACATCGTGCGCAGCTGGTCGATGACCTTCT